ACAGCACGGGGATCGGGAGGTTGTCCGCGATGGAGGCGTTGAAGGCGGTCGGCTCTACGATGTCGCCATCGGCATCGACCACGCCCATCGTGTTCGTGAACGCCTCGACGATCCCTTCGGCCTCGTCGATAGCCTTGGCGCTACCAGTCATCGTCTTGTGAATCATGCGGTCACCCCTATCCACATATCGGAATTCTGTTGGAGGTATGTTGAGAGGCCACTGATAAATCTGTCATCGGTGACGTCAACTTCCTCCTCGACGAAATCGAAGGTGCCTTCGTCCGCATCAACGGAGGACAAAGCTACAACAGTCCCCGTAGTCATTACCTCGTCCAGCAGGATCGCCAAGTCCGAATCCTCGGTCTTGTAATCCCAGCCGTCGGCAGTCCAGTCGATGGTGCCGATAACAACGGCGTGATCGCTGCCTTCCGACCTCGGACGCTTGATCTCAATCGGCATTATTCATCTCTCCTGTATACCCCGCACCAACCCCGGAACATGCTTGACCTTGTCGAACGATACGGGCTTATCCGTCACCAGGTATTTCCGCATGATCCGCAAAAGCTCGTCGTCAACTCCTTTGAATAGACTGGGCTGATGCATCGCCCAATTGAAGCCCTCGGCGATATATTCGTTGAAGTTTGACATCCCATAGTCGGTGACTGTCCCCACCGTTCCGGGGTTCTTGAATGTCGTGCCACCGCGCACAAAAGTATATGGCTCCGAATGCCGCTTCTGGGCGGCAGCGAACGCCTTCCTGGCCTCAGTGACGAACGTCTTTGCCTTTCCCTTTCCTAGCATCGGCACGAGATGTCTCATCGTGACCTGATGCCCTATCTCATGCGACATCACCCATTTGATTGAACCATCCGAAACGGTGACAGTGTCCGCCAGGGGCTGGTAGAACCCGCCCGCCTTCATCGGCTTTCCTGTCTTGGGATTGTGTTTATTAAATAACCGACTCTTGCTCCGCAGAATCTTCGGTGCAGACTTGGGAGTGTTGGCGTATAGCTTGGCGACATATGCGCCGAGGTCGCCCTTCATATTGACCGCTGTATGCCGAATAGCCGCGACAACCTCCTGGCTGACATCAGGGTTGACACCCGGCCCCAATTTGACCTCCGGCTTCCACGAAGTAGCATGGAAGTCGGGGCTTTGAGGGTCTGCCCTGTCGGGAGGAACCCCAACGTCTACCTGCCCCTCCGGCTTGTAGCCCCTCGGCATCGGCATCCAGTTGAGTGTTCCGTTGGGATGGTCGTCTACCATCTGGGCGTCATCCAGGCTGTAGACCTTACCGTGCCGCTCCGCACACGTCCGGCCATCACCGGGATCGATATAATTGTCGTCGGGGTCGCCGTCTACGTCGTCGGCCTGGACGTACGCGAAGCCCTGCTCCTTATAGAACCCCGTCGTCGTCTGGTTCTGCGTCCTCATCACTTCGGTGCGGGCTATCAGCCTGGCTCGGTTCTCGGTCTCCCCCAGGATCGAACGTATGCCGGGGAACTTATCGTCCGGTACGCCACGCGCCAGTTGCTCGATAGAGTAGCCGCGCTCCAGGCCCATCCCGACCGCCTTGCCGATGGCCTTGGAGGTCGTCCGGTGGATCATCGCGGCCCGCGTCGGTGCCTGGGTCAGTACCCGTTGCACCGTCGGCAGCTTGTCCGACCAGTCGAGAGTCCCGGCGACACCCACGTCGTTAATCGTCCCGAACGTCCGCTTCGAGACCCGGCGGTATGCCGCCTCAAGTATCTTTTCCATGTTGCCGGTCTCGACTGGCGGGAGCATGTCGGTGATGCCAAATGGATACTCCTTCGTCGAGGATGTCTGCCGCTCCATGTGGCGACCCAGGATGCCGTCGACCCGGTTCCGAATACCTCGGAAATGCCGCAGAACCTTTGCCGCCAGATCATCGGTCTCCTCCTCCCGCTCCTCAATCATCCGCCGGCGGAGCATCTGGCCGCGAGGGGCGACCCGTGGGGCCTTGATCTGGGCGAGGGCTGGGTGGGCCTGTTCTACCGGGGCCGCATCGACTGCGACCGGGGCGGGCTGCTGTCCCTCGGCAACCTCGAATACGCTGGAGGGGATGCGCCGGAGCGCACCGTCCGAGGTCGCGTCGTAACCGAGAGCCTCCCGCGTCTCGTTCAATGTGAGGATGCCACCGGCGAACAGGGCCGTCAGCCGGGCAGTCGTCGCCGCCTGATCGTCGAGTACACCCCGCATCGCGGCCCAGTCGACCGCGAGGGTCTCGTTCCCGCTGTACTCGTCGAACAGGTTCGCGTTGAAGTACCGGAGGATGCGGGCGACCATCGGCTCCAGGGTCTCGGAATGGAACGCCAGACGGGCCTCCCGGTAGTTGGAGAAGGTCGACCGTTGCAGTCCGACGTTCGCCCCGACGAGGATCGGTGGGACGCCGAACACCGCGCAGATTCTGGACTCGGTCAGGTTGTGCAGCCCGGCAAGCTCCATGTCCTTGGGGCTGTTGCTCATCGGCTGGTACTCGGCGTCGTCGTCGAGGATCGCGATCCGGTGGAAGTTATTGATGCCGCCGAACTGAGACCGCCACCGCGCCCGGATCGTCGACGCCTCCTCCTGGGAGGTCAGACGTCTCTTGACCTTGAGAAGCCCGGACGGGACGCCCGCGTCGGCGAAATACACCTTCGCGAAGTCGGTCATGTTCAGGTCGAGATTGACGGTACGGGACGCGACCTGGAGAGGGCTGAGACCGTAGATGTCCCCGCCCGGATTCGGCAGGGCCAGGTGGCACATATCCCGCGCCTCGACTCCGTACTCGGTGCCGCCGACCGTGTAGACGTAGCTCTCCGCCCCGTAGTCCCCGGCAACGATAGTGACCCGGTCGGGACGCAGGAGGTAAAGCGCCGAGACCTGGTCGCCCCTGCCCCGCTCCTTGATGGCGTAGGCATTGCCCGCCACCATGAGGAACGTGACCAGCCGCTCAATGAACGAATACCAGTCGGTGTACGGGTTCGGCTTGGTGGTCAGGTCGTAGAGGAGGCCGCGATCCACCTCGACGGTGCCGCCGTCAGTCGAGGGAGCCTGGACGTAGTACCGGGGCGAGGCCGCAGAGACCGCCAGTTCGCGGATACAGGCGTGGACGATCTCGTTCTTGGCGTAGCCCTCGGAGGCGAAATTCGCGTAGTTGACGTCCGGGTATGACGCCTGCCCGACGTCGAGGTTCAGCGGGACAGTGGTCGAAAGCTCTTGGGCCTGCTTGCGGAACAGCGTGTCCCAGAACGCCAATAGTGACCTCCACCGGCGTTCGGGCTATGCGCCTCGGACACTGCGCCGGATCGGGCCACTGGGACGGACGATACCACGACCGGTGGATCAGGTCAAATGGCACTTACATGAGCAATCGCCAAAACGGCAGTATTGGTGTATCAACGAGCGAGGCACATCGTCGGTGATCCGAGGGTCGTCTATGCGGGATACAAAACACCTGGCCGATGTCCAGTTTCCTACACGCTCAGAATCCGGCGTGCCGTAAAGGCATATCAGGGAGATCGCCATCAATCAGCCTCATTCCGAACCTTGCATCGGGTGCAGACGATCACCGTGCCGGGAGTGGCCTTCTCCGCAAGTAACTTGCCGCAGCCGTGGCACCGTAGCTCCTTGGTCTGTCCGTTAACAGATGGGTCGTAAGGCGCTGTATCGCCCGGAACCGTAGCGTTCACCATACCCCGACTCCCGGTGCGCCTGTACGCCCATATACCGCCAGGGCTAGAGCCATCACGCAGTCGTCGTGCATACCGTCCGGGGCCGAGTACCTGACGCCCGTCCTGGTGTACTCGTAGGCGAAGACGTCCAACTCGGAGACGATCACGCCCTGCGGATACCTTACCTCCCCGGTCTGGATCGCCATCGCCAGCCCCTCCATCAGCTTCTGCTTCGATGATGAGGAGAAGTGATAGCCCTCGACGTTCGGTAACTCCCGCTGGAGCCGCTCGACGATAGGGTCGCCGACCCCGGTAGAGTCCACGATGGCGGGCGTCAGGCCGATCTCCTGGGCCAACCGTCGCACGGTCTCCTCCCAGGGCCACTGATACCGGTCGAACCGGCAGACGGCCCCGGCATCGTCGAGGCCGACCACGACCGTCCAGTCCACGCTCTTCGCCAGGTCGACCCCGTAGACGACCGGAGGATCGCCGGAGACGTCCCCGATGCAGGCCCGGATCGCCTCCTGGCCGAACGGGTTCCCTCCGTCGTCGGACGGCTCGGCGAAGTACAACTCGCGGAACACGTTCTCCGGTAGCTGCCGTTGGGCCTGGTCGATCTCCTCCGACGCTATGATCCCCGCGTCGATGGCGTCCGTCGCCGTGAGCTTCGCATAGGCCCACCCCGGCTCCCCTCCCTCGGCCCGACGCGCCAGGGCATACGCCCAGTTCCGCCGGCCCTTGACGTTGCCAATGATCCGCACGGGGCCACGGGTAGCCGTCAGGGTCGAGCGGATCGCGTGCCACGCCTCCTCCCGCATCCGCGTCGCCTCGTCCAGCACGGCAGCGTAGACGTCCTCCCCGTAGAGGTTGTCGGGCTTCTCGGCAGACCTGAACGAGATGATCGCCCCGTTGACCAGCGTGATCGTAAGCTCGGACTCGTTGGCCGTGTACAGGGTCTCCGGTAGGCCCCGCTTCAGCCGCCGGTAGGCGACCTTGGCCTGGGGATAGACGGGGGATATCCACCAGAACGCCTGGCCCCGCAGCCCGCCCATAGCCTGCTCTAGAATCCAGGCGATACAGGCGACCGTCTTCCCGCACTTCGTCGACCCCTCGATGATCCCGTACCGGTCAGCCGAGAAGATCGCCGCTTGCTGCTTCGGGTAAAGACTGGGCCTCCGGTACGTCACCGTCGGGGCCGTTGCCGTTGAGGTAGTTGCCACTTGCTGCCTCGATGCTGAATGTGACCTCGCCCTGGGTCAGATGGATCGCCCGCTGGTCGATGGTGATCAGTGGCTCCTTCGGGATCACGCCGTTGATCTCGCTGATCCGGTGCATGATCTTCAGCACCATGTTAGTCGCGGCCTCGTCGCCGGCTAGAGCCTGGGGCCACCACCGGGCCAGGAGGGTCGTGTACCGCTCCATCTGGAGGCCGCGTATCTGGTCGGCCATGCCGCTGTACTTCTCGGCGAGGTCGTTCAGCACCCGCTTGATGTCCCGGTGAACCTGGGACTTGTCGACGCCCAGGGTCTCCCCGATTTGCTTCAAGGTCGCCCCGCCTTTGTAAAGCTCCAGCATCTGATACCGGCGAAGCTCCCACTCGGCGCGTTTCTGCCCTGTCGGATAGTGTCCCGGCTGCTTGCGCTTCGGCATTATTTATGCATCCGTTGCCAATTACCAACACCCAGAGGCTGCCCAGTCTCACGCGAATATCGCCGCACGGTGTCGTCCCGTCTACAATCCGGGCAGAGCAAATCAGCGCAGGCGATGGTGGCCCCCGTCGAATGGAATTTATTGCCTACCCATATCCGTGATGCTGGAGGGCCACCGCCCAGGAGCTTCCCGCATGTCGGATTGTATCCATTGCTGGTATCTATGGCCCCCGCGCATTCATCGCACTGTACTATGATCCGGTCTCTGATCTGCATGGCTGCACCTCCATGTTATCCATGGCGTCTATGATCTCGGCGGTCACTATGTCCACGTCCTCGCCAGAACAGAACATCAGCATCCCGGCCTCAGTGGTAATGTTCCACCACCCCGCCGGCGTAGTGTAGACGTAATGCGTCCCGCCCATGAGGTCAGCCATGCCGGTCGGTAGTGCCTCCTCCTCGGCCTTGCACCGGACGCACTTGAACGTCTTAGGAGTGGCTCCCCCCATGACTGCGCCCCCTATCCGCTGACGGGCGTGACGGTGATCGCCACGCGGTTCTCGCTCATCGTCGCGACCTTCACGTGGCCCAGGCTATACTCTGCTATATGCCCAGGGTCATCGTCAAATAGGACGCCACAATCCACTAGGCCGTCGAGCGTCGGGGCGACGATACAGGCGAGGCCATCAAAGTCGAGGGGCCGCCGGGCGTAGTACTGGATGACCTCGACGGT